TTCCAGAGGTTAATCATAACTCATTTCCTTTGTATGATTCTTAATTGAGTTGAGGGATGATAAGGACAGTCTCGTTGGTATTGTTGGGGAAGGTCTCTACCGTAGTGTCTGCGTAAGTCACTTCAAACTCAACGTAGTAGGTTCCCGGAGTGTCTGTATCACCTGCTTGCCAGTCATACTTGACAATACCGCCAGCAGCATTTACGATGGTCATTGGTTCATCAATGACTACAGCCCCACCAACCTCTTTCATATGAAACCGAATAGAAGCGCCATTGATATTGACAGCAGTTCCGTTAGAATCTTGCAAGGTTGCTTGGATCGACGGAGAAGTATCAGATTGCTTGATTGTAAAGGCCATCTATTTCTACTCCGTTTGGTGTTCCAGAAACAACAGCATTGTTTGGTGTTCCAGTGAGGTTAGTCTGATTGAAGGTCTTGCTTAGTGCAGTCTGATTAAAGGTTTCTGTAATCAGGGTCTTGGTGGTTGAGTTTGAAGTAATCGAGACTACACGTCTTTGGCTAGTATATCCAACACCAATTGGTGCAATTCCAGCCACAACAATCACAGAAACAGGTGGCTGTATTGTTTTACCTGCATTGATCTGAGGAGCAATTGGTGCTATGTTCAGATTGGCAGCAGGAGGTTGGACAGAAGCTCCAACAAAGATTTGGGGTTGGAATGCTATAAGGGTAATGTTTGCAGAAGGAACTGCGACTGATTTACCAGACGAGACAGAAGGAGTTTGAACAGCCAGACTTATGTCTACGACAGGAATCAGGAAGGACTTTCCAGCATTGATGCTCGGTGCTTGTCCTGAGAGAGTTACATTCGCAGAAGGGACATTGACTGTCTTACCAGCGTTGATTGCAGGTGCATTAGCAGCAACCTGAATGTCAGCGGCAGGAACAATTACAGACTTACCAGATGCAACAAAAGGTGCCTGTGCAGCAATTTGTGTATCAATAGCAGGGACTGAAATACTCTTGCCAGCACTTACAGTTGGTGCTTGAGCAGTAAGATCAATGTTTGCAGATGGAACAAAAACCGCAGTAGTAATGTTGACGAAAGGTGCAACTGCTGCAATCGCAGTGTCAGCAGCAGGAACAAAGATACTCTTGCCTGCACTTACTGTCGGGGCTTGAACCGCAACAGAGATGTCTGCAAAAGGAACAAGGACAGATTTGCCTGCGTTGATAGCTGGTGCTTGTGCTGCAATAGCGATATCAGCAGTAGGAACAAAAACTTGCGTAGTAATGCTGACAAAAGGTGCTACAGCAGCAATCGCGATATCGGCAAACGGAACTGCAACTGACTTGCCTGTGTTAACAGCAGGCGCTTGTGCTGCAAGTTGGATATCAACAGCAGGGACAAGAACAGATTTGCCTGCACTGATAGCAGGGGCATTAGCAGCAATCTGAGTGTCAGCAGAGGGGACAGAGACAGAAGCCCCCGTGGAAATAGCTGGCGCTTGTGTAGCAATCAGGATGTCTGCGGCAGGAACATCAACCCGTTTACCAACATTGATGGTTGGTGCATTGGCTGCAACCGTGATGTTAGCAGCGGGGACGAGAACTGCTTTACCAGCGTTAATCGCAGGGGCAAATCCAGCAATGGCGATGTCTTTAGCAGGAACAGCGACGGATGCCCCCGTTCTGATCGCCGGTGCCAGAGCGGCAAGAGCGATGTCTACGGAGGGAACGTCGATGTTTACCGGCTCGGCTACTACCCCGTCATCGCCAAGGGGAGCAGCGGCGAGAGGGGAGAAGCCAAGCATTCTTTACTCCTGCGAGATAGCAGCGTTCCCGGCAGCGATGGCAGCGTCGATGGGGCCGAAGTCCTCGGTCGTCCAGAACGTCGCCCGCTTCATGCCTTCGAGATGACGCACGTTCCGCTCGATTACCGTGTCGTCGCCCGTGTAGCGATCCGGGTTGGCGATGGCGTCATTGATGACCATCACGCTGTCGAGGCAGGCGCTGTAGTGCTTCGCGATTTCCTCGGGGGTGGGGTTATAGTCCATGTTTCACCTCAGTTGACGACGAACCAGTTGACGCGGGTTTCAGCGGTGGCCGCCGCGTTTGCGTGGAGCGTGAAGGAACCAGCCCCGGCGACGGCGGCGACGGATTTCATGGTGGTGTCGTTCGTGCCGACCGTCGCGATGATGATCGAGTTGGCGTCCACGAAGCTGTTGGTCACGACGAGGCTCGTCGCAGCCGCAGCGAAGTTCACGGTGCCAGCCGTCTTGTTGATGGTCTGAGCGCCAGTTGTGCCAGCCGCTGTCACGGTCTTCGGGACGATCAGGCCATCTGTCGTGTCGAACTGGAAACCCACGCCGGGGACGCGCAGGTTGGTGATGCTCGTGTTCCCGAGCGTGATCTCATTGGAGACTGTGGCGGAAGACGCCTCTGCTGAATGTCCTATCACCGTCTGATTGGTGCCTGTGGTGGTGTCTTCACCAGCGCCAAATCCTAAAAACGTATTGTTGCTTCCAGAGCACAGGCGTCCAGAAGTTTGACCGATAGCGGTATTTTGCGAGCCGGTCGTCAAAGAGTTGGCGAGCGCACTTGCACCTATCGCTATATTGGAAGTCCCAGAAGTGATCTGGTTCCCTGCCAAACGGCCAATGGCGATGTTGAACCCGTTCGCGTCTGTTGCGACTCCGACGCCCATCGCCTCATCGCCGATTGCAATGTTGTTGCCGCCAGTTGTGGCAGCATCCATCACGCTTCTGCCGATGGCGATGTTGTTGGTGGCGGTGGTGAGGTTGGTCCCGGCCAAATCTCCGATCATGATGTTGTCTGTGCCGCTGGTCAGGTCGTATCCCGCCTGATAGCCGATGGCGATGTTGTCACCAGAAGTGGCCGTAGCCACCCCAAGACCCATAGCGTCCTGACCGATAGCGATATTGCGGCCACCCGTGGTAGCAGCATCTAGAGCGCCCCTGCCAATCGCCACGTTGTTGGAGCCTGTGGTCAATGCAGTGAGGGCCTCGGTTCCGATTGCTGTGTTATTTGTGCCACTGCTTATGACGCTAGCAACATTATCACCAATAGCCACATTCTGCCCGAAAGATGCCGTTGCTACCCCAGAACCCATTGCGCCATTGCCAATCGCAATATTTCTGGAACCAGTGGTTGCAGAACCCAGTGCCGAGGGACCAATCGCCACGTTTTGGCTAGCCGTCGTAAGCGCATCGCCAGCAGATGGCCCCAAAATGACGTTATTTATGCCAGTTGTTAGTAAAAGCCCCGCATCCGTCCCGGCAAGGAGATTGTTCGTGCCAGAAGTTAAGTCGTTCCCAGCCCTGTAGCCAACCGCTACGTTACCAGCAGTAGCATTAGTAGCTACACCAGAACCCATAGCGTCTTGGCCGATGGCGATATTGCGTCCACCAGTGGTAGCAGCATCTAGAGCGCCGTTCCCGATGGCGACGTTGTTGCCACCAGTGGTCACAGCGCCAGCGGCACCGCTCCCGATTGCCACATTGCCAATAGCCGTCGTGGCCGCGTCCAATGCCTGATAACCGACGACCACATTATTGGTCCCCGTGGTGACATCGTTGCCCGCCTCGAAGCCGATGAACGTGTTGTTCACGCCCGTGTTGACAGCGCCAGCGCCAGAGCCGAGAGAGGTCTCGAACGGAGTGAGCGCGTTGGTCTCGCCGTCAACAATGTCAGCCGCAGCCGCCGTGATGTAGACCTGCGCCGTCCCGCTCAGGCTGATGGCAGCATCAGCGTTGGAACTCTCGTTGACGGTGCGCGAGAGCGTCGTGCCCGTCGAGGTATAGGTGCCTGTGCCGATCTCCCAATTGATCCCGTCCTCGATGACGTAACGGACGACCTGACCGTTGGTCACACCAGCATCAGCAAAAGACTGATAGCCCGCGACAGCGGAACCGAGGGTGATTGTCCCGGTCCCAACTGTTGCAGTCGTCATCTTTGCTCGGTTGACAAGAACGGTCATATCAGAACCTATTTATCAGGCAACAGTGAAGGTGAAGATACCGCTGGCGTTCCAAACAATCTTGAAGTCAGTCCCATCACCAGCCGATTGCGAACCATCAAAATCAATGAAGGCAAGCGGGGGATCGTTTGCATCAGTATCATTGTAAATGATGCCATAGGAAGCCGTGATCGAGCCACCAGAGGCCGTCCAAGTCACATCGTCAGCGTCGAACTTGGCATCATTGGTGGTAACAGTCGTGACCGCTACGTTGGCAAGAGTAGCACCACCAGCGGTATAGCCTGTGCCAGTCGTGGCTTCCGTGCCAGTGACACCAGAAAGCTGAGTGTTCGTAGCATCAAACGTAGCCGAGGAATACAGTTTCACCTTGTAGGTGTCTCCAACAGCGTTCGAGCCTTCAGCGAAGAGTTTCGCAGTATGGTTGTAGAGGGAAATGGTAACAGCCATTGCAAAGGTTCCTTTTAGATGAAATAGGCATAGATGCCCGTAGCCGTGGTGCCAGTTGCTTTCACCCGTTTTACGATGCAATCCAGTTTGAAGTTATTGGGAACCGTTACAGTGCGCTCAACGCCATCAGCATTGAGGTAAACAATGTCCCCTGCTCCCGTAACATAAAGACCAATACAGGTTCCGGTGAGATCGACAGTATTGCTCGGGGTAACGAGAGAGAAGTCTCGGGCTACATTACCCGCAGAGAGATTGATATAGTTAGCAGGCATGATAGCACCTCAAATCAGGGCCAAGTGGAGATACCGACACGTTTCCAAGTATTCGTGGCGGTGCAGATGTAAATGTAGTTGTCGTCAAAGGCAATCCGACCTTTTGTGCCGGGGGAGTTAGCAGCAGCAGGGGCAGTCCTGAAGATGTCTTCAAAAGATGGCCTGACGAAAAGGTTTCCATTGTTCTTGCTGTCTACCGCAGCAGCTACAACAACAATATTGTTGGGAGGAGCAGGTCGAGTGGTAGTAAGTTGACCAACAGAAGTAGGGCTGGCATAGAGGACATCACCAGCGGTATATCCAGAGGTGTTTACTCCACGCACCTTGCCAAATGCAGTGACATACCCATCCGTATCAGCGGGGATATTCTCGGCTGCAACCCCCATGACGTAGTGGCTGTCATAGGTTCCATCAGCCAAGAAAGGAGCAGCCTTGATCCTTCCAGAAGCCCCTAGAGCGCCATCAAAACGAACCACTGTCCCTTTGTTGATCTGAGAAGCAGTGCCGTTCCTGACGTAGTAGAACTCTTCCAGACCGATCTTGAGTTTGGTGTCTCCACCATTCAGGCCAAGGTCGATTGTGCCATCTTCTGCCGACCAAGCAATCTCGCCCTCCAACAGAGTATCGGTCTGTTCCTTGTCGAACGCGATCTTACGAGTTGCGAGGAGGATTGGGTAGTGCAGGATTTTCCGCCACAGGTGTATCATTTACCATCCGCTCCTCGTAGGCTTCCCGGTCAAACGGGATTTCAGCAATAGCCATAAGTTCTTCGACAACTTCGGGATGTTGCGATACAGTGATGTCAGCATTGTTCAGGTTACGAAGGAAGGCAGCGATTTCCCTCAGGTCGTGAGGTGCAACATCACCAGCAACCAGTTTGGGCATCGTCTCGAAGGGAAGGCCATTCAACTGCCACAGGCGCTCTATGAGTTGAGTGTTGAGCACGTTGACGATGGTGTTGATGTAGCTTTCCATACTACGAAGGAAAAGATCAGTCTTCGATTTGGAGAGAGCGTAGGAACCAGTGTTGCCACCACCAAGCATCAGGAACTCAGCCATGACAGATCGGGCGATGTCGTGTTGATAACGCTTTACAACCGGATCAATGTCAATAGACCGACTGCCATTGGCAGATATGAGTTCAATGTCCATAAGACGCTGATTTGTTGGCTTTCCGTCAACATCAACGTATGGGTCAGAGGGAAGGAGGGCATATCCTTGCTCATTGTTCTTCAAATCCCTCAGAACTGCTTCAAACTGTGACTTGAGTGAGACCTGATCGGGAGTAGCATCCGCAGACAAGTATTCAGCAGGCATCCTACCGATAGGAACACCATGAAGTTCACGCTCGATGGCGATGGCTTCATAGGCTTGAACCTTGTTCAGATAGGTATAGGCGGTAAAAGCATTACGAAGGATGGAACGACCAGAAGGATCATTGTTGAAGCTGGTGGTCCTGTAGTAGAGGCTCTTCTCAATGGGGATCATGGCAGGTTGTCTGTTCCAACCCATCTCCTGCTTCATCCCGAGGATTTCACCACTCTTGGGGTCTACAACAAAACTTTCCACGGTCCAAGGTGCCCGGATGGCAATCTTCCTTACACCGATGCGTCCATCATCGTATTTGCTGTTTTTCTTCCCAGAACGAGCGGGGCCTTCCCGCCTCTTGTAGACAACCTCAAACCAAGAAAACCCGTAGGTGAGGTAAGACAGAGCCTCGGAGATGTGGTCTTCAAGTGAATGATCCATGTCAGACAGGACCGACTTGACGAACTCTACTTCCCTTTTGGCCTCTTCACTCTCGTTAGCCGGGATGACCTTGATCTTCACATCACGAAGAACTTGCTCAGTGGCATACATCACAGCGCCGATGGTGGCGTTGTTGTCCCTCATCTCGCGATACTTCTGAATAGCCTTACGGCCACGAAGTTCAGTCAAGAACTCGTCTGCGCGAATATCGCCGGTATAGGTGTTTTTACCACTTACACCAAGTTCGATCTTGGCAGCGGTTTCACTGAGTTTCTTCATGGCTTATCCTATCCGAGACAATAGACCCTTAGCATCTTGATAGCCAATACTCAGTGCAGGTTTTGCAACACTCTTCAACGCGAGATTGGTGATTGCCCATACAAGAGCGTCAAGTCTGTCAGGAGAACCTATAGAGCCAAGTGGCTCCCACTGGACCATCTGATCTTCGAGGGCGTCCAAACCTTTTACATGGCGGACCTTACCTCTTTCATACAACGAAGATACAGGCTCTGCCCTAGCAAACTTACCCCTAGAAGCATGAACCATCCTGATCGGAACAGTCTCATCAACCGTCATCAGGGTGTGTCTGACCATCTCACCACCTTGGTTCCTCTCAGCAACGATACAATCGGCTTCATACTCGTTATAGAGTTCTACAGCCTTTGTAGCCCATTGCTCAGGGGTGTATCGGTCAGTATGGTCTGCAAGCACATAGCAGACGCCATTAAGGTCCATGCCTGCTACAATCATACCAGTCATATCTGATTCAGCATTGGAAGAGACAGCAGGATCGAGGGATACAACAACCCTCACCAGATCAGGGACATCCTCTTTGTCTATCTCACAACCAGCCAACATTGCCCTAGTCCATAGAGCACTTGAGGCTTCATCCAACACTTCAGCATACAATTCCTGCCTACCAAGTCTCGTCCCTTCATACTGAGCCTTGACAGCTTCAAGGTATGTAGGGGCCAGATTGGAGGAGTTATCAAAAGTAGAACCGCTAGTAACAATCGTTCTAGGGTTCTTGGTGATCTCTCTGAGGAGTTTGGTGGGCTTGGGAGTGGTGGTGATACACACCTTCGGGTGAGCACCAAGTCGCAGACAGAACTGCAACATATCCCAAGTATCCCGGTCCTTGTTCCAAGCACACAACTCGTCACACCAAGCATGGTGGAACTGAGGACCACGAAGACGTTCAGGCTCTTCAGCACTGAAAAACTGCACTTGAGAGCCATTGTCCCAAGTCAATGTTCTTTTAGTGGGAGACCATTCAGGCATCCCCAACTTAACGCCATTAACCGTCTTGTCATTAGGACTGCAACAAGCAAGGAAACCACTTTCCCCCTTGACCATAACTCGTTCAATGTCCGAGTTGGTAGCGGCAATGGCAGCAATTCTTTTTTGACCACCTTGGGCGATCTGGTCTCTCACCCACTCAACGCCAGCCCTAGTCTTTCCAAATCCACGACCAGCATTGATGAGCCAGATACTCCAATCACCTTTAGGTGCAATCTGTTCCGGTCTGGCCCAGAACCTCCAAGTATACCGAAGTTCCTCGGCCTTCTTGGGTTCCATCTTCATCAGAATACCGACGACATCATGCCCCATTGCCCTGAGGTCATCAGCATGAATGGGTAGACCATTCTTACCCGGCATCTTCTTCCTTCTCAGGGTTCTTCATATTCAGCAGGGAGAGAAGTTCATCAATAGCCCCGGTATCCTCATTGGCATCCTCGGGGTCCACTTCCTCCACCTTGATGGTGGGGTTCCAACCAGCCTTACTACGAAGAAAGAGTTCAGCAGCTTTAAGGTCTCCCTCGATAGCCTTCTGAACTACAACAGCCCCTACCTGCTCATGGATGGCAGATCGAGCCTCAGCAATGTCATTTCGATAAGTCTTATACATCCCATTCATCGAGGTCGGGGCACCCTCGAATCTCTGGATGTCATCCAAGATGACCTTCATCGAAACGCCAGCCGCAATCTTCCTCCGAATCTCGGTGGCGATATGCAGCTTGTGCTTCAATGCTTTTGGGAAAGGCTTACCCATGTTGTCATCCTACAACAAAGAGATATTGAAAATTGTTAGGTGATGAAAGGGGGAAAGGGTTAAGAGTCTGCTTCTAGACTACAGATACATGATTGAGGAAGTATGACCTAACCCTTATAGCGATGTCATATAGGGAGAGATTTCGATTTGTCAAGGGGTGTGATATTTTTACCTCTTGTCGATCTATACCCTTACTGATTCGTAATGATCTACTTCATTAGGATCACCAATCTGATGAAGTAATCATATACAGAGATATAAAACAATCTATCAAGGTTTTTCCTAATGGTATTTTTCATTACGAATAGGGTTAATCGTAATGTAGGACGATTTTGTTGTTTGTCAAGTGTGGCATATTGTCGCACCTTATAGGATTTATTTTTTACTGTGGTATATATACAACACTATAGGATGACCTATAGGGGTTTGGGGGTTGTATGATAACTGAAAGTTAATCAGCGGTTCGGCCAGAGCATGAGAAAATGATACCCGCCCCGCACCTGCGACATAATGTCACATCATACCCATAGCCTCTTGACAGGGTAAATAGGGGGTTTCAAATTTTGGTCTTGGCCTAAAATGGGGTTGCCACACCAAAACGAATCAGGAACAGATGATTCGGAGGGTCCCATCGGGATTGTCAAGCGGAATCTGCACAACCTGGTCAATTTCTTAATGCATTGAATCGAAACGAAATATTTCCTCTTGACTT